CTAATAGACATATTATTACTATAAAGAAAATTACATGTGGACTGAACATAATCTTGAGTAGCCAAAATAGAATCTTAACCAACGTATTTACTAGAATTATAACAATATATACTACAGATATTGTTATTATTGGAGTTGCCACTGCAAGAAACGGACTTATATTTCCGAATTTATAGACAGCAACAAGATATATCAGCGCTAACCAGCATCCTATACCTACTGCATATTCTAAATCGTCCATTAATCCCTAGAAAGGATTGAAATGGCAGCTTTCATTTTTTAGCGGCGGCGGGTGCGGCGTCCGCCCCTCCAGTTAGGAACCGTATTTGTCACGCTAAAATTGCTTCCTTTACGGGACGCATTATACGATAGTGTAGCACCTAGATTCGACGCATTTGAGGAGGTGCGTCCGTTCCAATTGAGCCTTACATTATTGTTCGAAACCCCAACCGGTATAAGTTGATTGAGTTTCTGAATATAATAATTGAACATAAACGGAACAAAGTATTGGAGCTCCTCCTTGAGTTGTCCATAATCGTCCGTCGGAGGAAGAAATGCAACATCCTGTTGAAACATGTCCTTTTGACCCCGTGCCTGTTCAATAAATCCTTGAATACGAGTTATGTACTGTTCACCCGTCTCATTATCAGGATTGTATGGCTTTGCGATAACGATTTCAAACAGTCGTCGGGCACCATCCACGTTTCGCACAAGCTGCGCCACCTCCACAGTTTTATCACGGCGATAGTCCTGAACTATTTCCTTGAACCGCTGAAACTTACCGCACTGGGTTGCGTTTGATCCAAGATTGCTATCACGAATACGCTTTGTTCCCATACATACGCTACTCTTAAGTGTGCGAGAAACACGGCGAGCCGCATTCTGTAAACGATTTTTAAGGGTTCTAGTATTTGGCATTTAGTCCTCTTACTATAAGAAGTTAAAATGTTGCTGCTTCAATCCGTCTTGCTGTTTGCGTGTTTACCAATAATGCCTCGCTCCAACGGATTAAATGATGTCTTCACATTATTGGCATTTGTTGTTCGTAATACCGGAGCGTTCGATGATATTGCGCTCTCAGGCACAACTCCCATACCAATCTTCGCAATATCCTGAATCGCTGTTTTATACACCATCTCTACCTCGAGATAATGGTCGGCAAGAAGGGTCCGCGCTTCCTGTATAAATCCCTCCAACGTCTCCAATGCCCCCTTTGAGCTTGTAACAAAAATCGGATCTATACGAATCTGATGCGCCTTTCTATACCCCATATCCTTCAGCGATAGTATCTTACGTACAAACCGCTCAACATTTGCTAGGTGCGCATCATAAAGGTTACGCAGCTTACGATGCGCGTTTGTAAGAATATTATACTGCTCAGACGAATTCGCAATACGATTGCCCGCCTCACAAAATCCCTTTGCAATCGTCTTCGGGTCAATAAACTTAATTTGCGCAAATCCAAGCGCCGGCGCGGCGTCTTTCACCGCTACCGCAATATTGTTACCTATAAACTCCGATGCCTTGTTATTGAGTTCAGTCAGCGAGTCATTTACACTATTATCACGCGAATCGTAATACAGCGATTGTAATAGCGCATACGGAATTGTATCCATCGGGCTTCCTGTCCATACATCTGTACAAAACGTAGTCGTCACATCCGACCCTCTTACCCCCGTCGCAAGTAAAAAGGCGCGATAAAATGCCGGCGATGTGACATTTTTCGGATTTATTGGCTGGTTGTCATCCGTAATTCCGCGAATCGCCGATTTATACAGATTCAACTTATCTAATGTTAGTAATTCAGGCTTCGCAGTTAGGGCTGTATCTCTAACATATGAGGGATCTAGTGCCGTTAATCCGGTGCTGCTGCCGGCATCCAGATTGAATTTGGGCGCATACGCTAAATACTTCTGGACTTTGGCGGAAAACGGTTCAGGGAACGGCGTACTTGTGGAATAGGCATTTCCGTCGGAATCAATGCTAAATTTATACAACTGGCACGTATCGCCGACGCACTCGCCTACATTGGACAGGGTTACGTCGAAATATGCGGGCGCACCGCCACGCTGACGGCGAGTTGCTTTACGTTGCCTCTGCCGCCGCCGACGGGTCGCTCCGCCACTTATGCTAGCCGCTGTGCTTTTAGTGTTTAAAAATGTAGGTCGATACGTGGTTGATTTCGACGCCACATTCCACCCTTGCGCGCTCGATACGACAGACGCAGGCGGTGGGGGAACGGCACGGGCGGGCACCGCGGGGGCAGGAATATACGGTAGCACCTGAGGTTGTAATGGTGCTTCCGTCACTGGCGCAGATGACATATTTTCTGTAATCGTAATGCCAAAGACCCCCGTTGGTGACATCTGCGCATTATATACAATACCCCGTTGTATATCTATCACAATCTGATCACTCGGGTTAAATGTATATAATTGACGCGTATCACCGAAAATCTGGCGGAGTTTGCCAGCCTTTAACACATTTACAATCTTATCCGGAATAGCACGGTACGTTAATTGTTTATTTGCTAAGTCACGGTAGCTCGGATTTCGCGAGGATACTGACTGAATATTCTGGGGACTCACATCCTTCAATCGGATATATGCGTTCGGCTGAAGCGCTACACTTGCTGTGAGCGCCGCAATAAGTCCTGTAAATCGAACAATGAAACGCGTGAATTGGCGGCAGTAATCTTTCCGCTCCTCGTCCGATTTCAGGATTTTTTCATAATACGTTTTCGGCATAAATGATACCTTCGATATATCTGATCCGCGCTGTGGGTCCGGGAGCTGTAGTGTCATAAATTCCTTATCAAGCTTCTTTTGTATAATAGTAAATAAGGAATTACAGCCCTCAGGCGAATTATAGACTTCCGCCAAATTAAAAAGATTATTGCCGTCTACCAACATTGTTACCAAATCGGAAAGAACGGTGATGGAGAACTTTTGTCGCTGTCGTAAATCAAACACCCCGTATAAATCGAGCTGTTCTGGTTTCGCCCCTTGAGGCACGGAGAGTTGACCTCCCATTCTATTAAGGTGGACGTTTTACTATTTAGCGCTTTCAGGAAAGAGAACGCCACGCCACGACTCAATGCGCTTCAGACACTTGTGAAGTGTGGCGACCGAAATACTACAAACCTTCGCCACCTCAGCATTTGTCTTCTCCAGCCCCATACGTTCACACGCAAGGGCAAGAGCGGACGCTGCCAAGGACGACGGAGTAGTCTCAGGGCAAACGCCCAATTCATCAATCATATTACCGATTTTAGTTGCAAGTTCGACAATTTGATTATGAAGAAGTCGCGGGGTTTCCAGCTTATAAATTGCCGGCTCCAAATAATGGCGGAAATGCGTTGACGGTGTCTCCGCTTTCTTCTCCGCTGCCGGTGTCGCGTGTAAATGCTCCTCCAGCAGCCCCGAAAACTGCTTCACGCCCCGCGTAATCAGTTTCACATCAATCTGGAAAATCTCGGCGATTTCCACCGGGCGGCGCGGCGTATCGTGACGCTTCAGACTTTCAAAGAGACACGCCGCCAGCAGCGCGTCCTTCTGCTGTCCGCGGCAAATACAGCGCGTACTCACCTGCGCATACAGCTGCTTCGTCTCTTCCACAATCGCAACCGAAATACCCGCATTGCTTGCGCGCACCTGAAGCATTTCGAAAATCGTCCATAGCGTACGCTCGCGATACGGCATAATATTCCATAGATGATACTGGCGAATACGGCGCATTGCATTCGAATCGCCGGGTCGCGTCAGAATACGTGTGCCCAAAGATGATTCAGGGAGTAATGGATTGAGCGGATTGCCGACCCGTGTCGGATCCGGACTACGATCCTCAGAGCCAAACCACCGATACTCCGCCGTAGAATCCAGCTGAAACCCCATATGATTGCCGCATTTCGTACAGATAACTTCATCATTATGTGTCTGAATCCACAGACCCGTATCGCAGTCCTCGCACTGAAATCCGTCCACCACATCGGCAGGTGCCGCCGGTGCCGTGTCCGCCAACTCTTCTACCGCCTTTGTCCAATCCCCCAAAGGAGCAAATGCGTCTTCACTGAAAAGCTCAGCCGTGTCGTGTGAGGCACGTGATACTACACCCGGAAATAACAGGGACGTCATTTACAACTTGTTGTAATGTACGGGGGGTGGTTCTGGGGGCTCCTCATTTTTTATCTTTTTCCGCAGAACGCAGGTTGGTGCGCAAAACTTCAAAATCCTCGCTCATCATAGTTTCACACGCGCGCGTTGCTGCATCGTTGAGTGGTTTCAATACTAGATAACTCACATACATATACTCTGTCTTTGTTGAACCGCCGGCTCGCAAAAAGCTAAGCACTGCCTTTGTCTCATCTGTAACTTTAACGTAATCAAGACGCACGTAGATAGTTTCGTCTTTTTCATTTTTAAGTTTATTAAATGTACGATTCTTCGTTGAACCACTTAACCAGCAAAGCTTCAAACTTGTTTTGATTCCCTTTAAAAAATTTGGTAATGCTGCAATATTACCTGCTGATAATGCAATAATTGTTGAAATATCATTTACAAGTCCACTTATATCGACTTCTATATCAACCGACTTCTGTTTCACTTTGACTTCTTGAAACTCTTGGCATCCAAATTGCGGTTTTTTATCTTCGGTTAACTGTGCTCGCTCGTTGCGAATTCGTTCCGCATCTGCCTTCAAATCGCTCGCTTTCTTATCCAACTCGCGCTGCCGCTGATCCGCCTCTGCCTTCAAATCGCTCGCTTTCTTCTCCAACTCGCGCTGCCGCTGATCTGCCTCTGCCTTCAAATCGCTCGCTTTCTTATCCAACTCGCGCTGTAGCTGATCAGCATCCGCTTTCATTCGTTCGGCATCTGCCTTTGCTGCTTTTACCGCTCGATCTTTATCAGCCTCTGCCTTATCTTTTGCTTCATATTCAAGCTCATAAATTCTTGATAAATTGGCTGTATGCGAATAGGTAGATCGCTTATCCGTATCATTACAAGGTATCTGGCGTCTATTATAGCTAATAGCATCCGTTAAAGTATTGTGTCTAGTTTTAAAATCACGACTTCCAGTACATAAAGGACATGTGTATTCGTCATAATAAATTCCGTGCCAGTATCCATTCGTTGTATTTAATAGGCGTTTTGTATCTAAGCATCCCAAACAATTGAAATATTTCATACATTTCCGTGCCTTTCTAACAGCATCCGGCGCAAATGACTCATACTTTTTGAAATCTATTTCCATTAGTTCTTTGATAAAATCTTGTGCCATTTTCTTCTGCGCTTCCATATTTTACTTGGGTGCAGATAAAATCGGCTTATATGGTAAGGATGTCCGCAACGACAACACAGACCGGACTGACGGCGCTTGGTCCATATTATGACTATTCCAACGAAATGATGTATCCGTCAGAGCTTGGCATCGGTCGTGATGGCGATATTGGACGGGGGGCGGAGCAAATCGAACGAAATGTTGACGGTATTCAATATTATATTGATACTATGGCATTTGGAACTCCCACCACACGGATACCAGGTTACGGAAATATTAATTATATCAACCAGTCACCGCTTGGACTCAACTACTTTTTTAATACCGGACAACAATGCTCTAACGGCGCCGATATGTATCAATATATGACAACGATTCCGTCAGGGTTACCTGGCGATTTAGGAAAGGGACTTAAGGCAACCCTTGGTGCGAATTTACAGGGTCTCGCGCCAGGTGCTATGCAGGATTCCTTCGAGGCACTGAATCCCGTACCTATTCTTAATGCGGTAATGGGCACGGGCTACCCCAAATGTAAACTGATGGAGGCTCCTGTTGGAAACGCCGATGGACAACTC